TTAGCAACCCTTGAACGAGTAATCCGTTCTGATGCTAACGTATCTGAAGCGAAGTATTTCCGCTCCATTTCTTCTATATTCACACCTGGTTCCCTGAATAAAATACCACCATTCTCTTGATAGAATCGTCTAAAATCATCAATGATTTTTTGTCTCTTGTCATTATCTACCTGTGTTGCATAATCCAAAATAAAACTATCTTTCTTCTGCATTTCTGACAAACTAAATTCTTGTACTGCCTTATCATATTCAAGAGTATTTCTCAATACATCAATTGGACAAATACCTTTCCATCTTGAAATACCTGTGATGTGTTTAACATGAAACATGTTCATATTGTGGATATAATATGTACCTTCAATCCCACGTACCTCATACCACAAATTATTATCATCAGTGTTTAAAAAAGGCGTTACATAAGCGGATTCAATAGGGATTAATGATTCCACTTGAAATCGAATGTCACGGATAATAGCTGCATATCCATTTCCAGTCTCATTTCTTGAAACTTCAATTTTATTTATCCATTCAAATCCGGTCATGTTTGGATTCGGTTCATTAATCACAACATCAGACACTTGGTTAAAAACCGTGTCATAATCCTTGTAAAGCTTTAATGGCAAAGATGCTACTGTATTAGATAATCTGCTAATCACACTAAAAATCGTCTCATTTGTAGCTAACTTCGCATTATCAATACCCCAAAACTTCCTTCCAAACCATGAAGTGAAGTCATATCCAGCACCTTTCCATCCCAATGAAGCTCCTTTAATTGCCCCCTTAACACGATTAATCAGTTTCAATTTCTCACCGCCTTTCTATTTAAAAAGATCGTTAACTGATATAAATTCAATATTTCCATCACCTTGTAATTGAGATAACATAGGGATTACTTCTGTGTGAGCATTTAAAAACGCTGCAAAACCATCAATTTTTCGATATTTACTCTGTTTAGATGGTAAAAAGTTCCCGTTCCTGTCTTCCACAAGCTTTACATTATTCATATACCAACGGAAAAGACGGTTTTTATTACTAATTATTTTTCCATCTAACAACAATTCTTTTACATCCTTTAATGCTGGGCTTAAAGTTAAATGACCTTGTCGAACTGGTTCAGTTTTAAATCCATATGCTTTCAAATCTTCATTTAAACGATAAGCATTGGCTGGATCATAAGTAATTTTCTTTATGAAATAGTGTTCAGATTGCTCAACAAACCAATCATACACATACTCATATTTCACATACTCACCAGGGATAATAGTGAGCCAACCTTTATCTTTAAACTCTTTAAAGCTAATATTTTCGTTATCACGATCAACTTTAGCCTGCGGAACCCAACTATGAGATAATACAAAAACATTTCCATCATCTAAAGGGAACTCTAAACAAGCACTTGTAAAATCTTCTGTTGCAGATAAATCATAACCTGCAACACATTCTTTACCAGCTAATCCATTTATATCAATAACTCCTTCATTCCTTTTTAATATCTCAATACCAACAAAGGACATTTCATCATTATCAACAAAGATGTTAAATTGCTTTGTAATCCAGTCATTTTTTTCAGCATCCGTATGCTTGTCTGTATTCCAATCATCAATAAGCGATGGAAGGTCTAGCGAAACTCCCATATTAGGGTTTGCTTTAATCCATAGTTCAGGATTCTCAATTTCATCTACATTATCCATTTCAGCCATGAAATAAAACTTTCTATCTTGGTCGATAACCCCTTCCAAAACATCCGTTGCAATTTCATAGTATTGAACAAGCGGTCCTTCAAGCTGATACCCTGCTGTAGTGATATAAACAATCATTGGTTGTTTACGTGCACCACGTGATTTTTTAATAACATTGATTAACTTGAAATTCTTAAATTCATGTATTTCATCAAAAATACCAAGATGTGTATTTAATCCGTCTAGCTTCTTACTGTCAGATGCGCGAGGTTCAATTTTAGAATGCGTTTTATCATGAAAAATGCCTTTCTGATTTTCACGTAAATGCTTCCGAAGAAGGGGGGATTTTTGAACCATTGCACGACTTTCATCAAACAATTCTCCAGCTTGCTGTTTTGTATTTGCCAAAACATAAACACGAGCACCTGGCTCATTATCTTTAGCAACAGCATAATTAGACAAACCAGAAATCATTGTCGTTTTCCCATTTTTACGCCCAATAAAAATAAGGCCCTCACGAAAGCGCCTATAACCAGTATCCTTATGAATCCATCCATATAAAGAACCTATAACAAAGTGTTGCCACGGTTGAAGAACTAACCTTTTATAGTCACCTTTTGATGGACGACAAAATTTTTCGATATATCGTATTGGTCTATGAGCCTTTTCTTCATCAAATATCCAAGGAAACTCCTCAGTCCCCTGTCTCTTTAAATCATTTAGATGACGCTGACAAGACAAGATGTTTTTCTTACTAGCTATTATGTTTCCTTTCACAACTTGTTCGGCATACCATGTTGTTCTTAGTTCAGGAGATGGATCGATCAAAATATTAAAATGCTGTATCTGTTCATTTCGCCAATTTTTATACCACTTAGCTATTTCAGATGGCTTAGAAGTTGTCGTAATCATCATCAGAATCTCCAGTTAACTCTTCCTGAAGCTTTTTCCGGCTTGCCCCAGTCAACCCTAGCTCCCCTAAATATTGACGAATCTGCTGTAAATACTTAGGTATCTCTGGAATTAAAGTATGCTTAGTTAGATTTGTAGCGCCTGCTTTATTTGTATACTCCATTGTCAGACCTTCTTTTTTAACATTGGCTGCCATTTCCCTAAACATTTGATAACTGAAGGCAATCGCTTCAACTACAATTGGATCATTGATATCAGCCTTACCTTCTCCTTCTAAAACAGACCAAATACGAATCCAAGTGTCTTTTCCTACCTTCTTTAAATGAGTAGGCGGTTTCCTTTCATTCAATCCTTTATCCACGACATCACCCCACTTACATTTTATGGATAAAAAGTATCGATCTAAAATTAAAAAGCTCTTATTTTTAGGGTTTACCCCCCTTTAGAAAAACCACTTGCGCTGCACACGAAGGTGGCAGCCGGTCTGGGCGGAAACGGATCTGAACAATAAAAGGAGGGGGCTATATGAATTCTTTGTTCGCTTTTACTTTTACAAACTGAATCTTTCTTTTGTTTTTCTTTTTCCCTCCACCCTTTTCAGGATGTTCTTTGTTGTGACATGCATTACATAAACTAATTAAGTTTTCTAATGTTAATGCCAGCTCAGGATACTCAGTTCTTTCTTTGATATGATGAACCATATCAGCAGGTACTGGTATCAATGGATCGTGCTTCATACACTCTTGGCAACGGTAGTTGTCTCGTATCAATGCTAACTCCCTACACCTTCGCCACGCTGTGCTATCATAGAACTTCTTTGCTTCTTTATCTCGTTTGTATTTATCGTAGAACTTTCGTTGTTGCTTGGTGTTATATTCATTCACTATCCTTTACCTCTATCGTATCTATATCAATTCGCTTCTCTCGATGTTGAATATCAAGACACTTCTCACAATAGAAAGTAGCTGATACATCTAAGCCACAATGCTTAGCATCAGAATAGAAAGAAGTAGTCTCACTATCTAGCACTTGATACTTATGTTCACACATCTATCTCACTCCTTTTGAAAGAATATTCCGATTATATATTCACAAATAAATACAAGTTGTTATAATAAAATTAACATTGCCATCAGGAAAAGCGATTCGCCCCCATGCGAGTTGCTTTTCCTTTTTTTATGGCTATTGTTTTAAAAATTCATCTATTGTTTTATTGAGCAAACTAACCATCGCTTCTCTTCTTTGCTTTGGTGTTGTGTTATCTTCCATCTCATTAAAGATAGGAAGCACACTTTCTAATTTTCGTTTATCGATACGCTCATTTACAAGATCTGTTCCTAACATCGAAATGAATGTGCTGATTATAACTGCTTGTTCTTGTTTAGCTAGTTTCATTAGCTATCTCCCCCTACATTTCCTTAACATGTTCTTGAAGCTATTTCCATTTCTGTTTCTGTAATTCGCGTAATACCTTCAGCTATTTTCCTTCCGTTTATAAGAACTGGAACATCTATTTTAATCACATCATTCTTTTTAGTGAATTTCCCTATAACCTTTTCTAACTTCTCTAATGCCTCCACACATTCGTTAGCAGCTTCAGTTACTTCTTTAATTCCTTCTAATGCTTCAGTTGTATCCGCAGTTACTTGAATAATTAATTTGTTATTAGCCATTTTGTGAATCCTCCTTTTTATTTACTCCCTTGATATTAGTCGCTGAACTCTTATATCCATCTGTTGTTTGTTCAACTATGGATTCAAGAGTTACTTTTCCATCTAATGAAAGCCAAACTTTAGAATCCATTCCCATCGATTTACTATCGTTAATCTTCTTAACTATTTCAGATTGTTTATTTATTTGTTGAACATGAGTTATATCCGCTTCTTCGCTTGAATAACATAAATTACAGTTGAATGCGAAATCAAGAAACAACTATTCATCCAATCTGCAACCATCGCCACCGGTCATGACGATCCATTTTCATTATCAGGAATTCTGTGAGAAATGTTTTCCGCCACTTCTCACAATACAAATATATCATGTTAAAAACCAAAACGTGTCCGTAAATAGTTCGCAAATAGTTCGCGTTTTTATTTCTGCGTTTTTCCGCACCGTTTTTCAGTCCCTTTTTGCATAGTTTTGAACAAATATGTTCTTTAATCCTTAGAAATGAATTCACTATAAACCATAGAGTGTTGAATTGACCTATTCCGTTTTTTCCTAGAGTAACAAGGCTTTGCTTTAATTCTTCAAAATGAATTTGACACTTTTCTTTTGTAGCTAATTCAAAAAAGACCTAAAAAAATATAGGTCTCTAGATTTTAAATTTCTTTTGATAATCATTTAGCGTATCTTGTTCTATCCCAATGTACCTTAGCGTTTCTTTTTGATCAGTATGGTTGAGCATTTGTTGTAACACTGCCACATCTTTAAACTGCTTATAGTGATGGTATCCATATGTTTTTCGGAGAGAATGCGTCCCAATACGTTCTAAGCCAAACTCTTTTGCTGCTTGGTTCAATATGATGTAGGCCATGGATCGAGTAATTGGTTTATTCTTACCATTCCTACTCTTAATAAGAAACTCATTTTTCGGTCGCCCTTTCGCATACTCACGTATTGCCTTCTTTAATTCTGGAGGCATCTTCACTTCCTTTACCTTCTTTGTCTTCTTTTCACGAATAAAGATACTCCAACCCTCCACATCACGAATGCGAAGACGTAATATATCCGATATGCGTAATCCTGTATTAATACCAAGAAGGAACAGAATGTAGTTTCTTTCATTCTGCTCCTTGAAAAACTCCTTCATTTCCTGGATTGCTTCCCTATCTCTAATGGGCTGAACAAGATTCATACATTCTTCACCTCCTCCTTACGTTTTGCTTTCTTCTTGTATACTTCCACTTTTAAATTAAACGCTAAACGTAGTAACGCTGAACCTTTTAACTTATAATACTTTGTCTTTCCTACACCTAATTCAAGCCAAATATTTAAATCTGATTCAATTTCTTCTTCCATATAGCTTTTAAAAATAATATATCTTTCATCAGGTTTTAACGTATTCACAGCTTGATGTACCCAATCCATGTATTCTTTTCTTTGTTGCTCTAGTTCAATTCTTTCAATAGCAATGTCTTCAGTAGAACTATGGAATTGATTTGTAAATGTCGGAGGAACCTCTGAAAACATTGTCGTTACTTTCGGCATTAGATTACTTGGCAATGTATTCAAATACTCACGATAATTCTCCAACACTTCTTCTACCGCTTTCTTTGTTTTCTTTGTATCAACAACTGGCATATTAAAAAATAACTGTTCTCTCATTTTGAGTTCCTCCTTAAATAATTTTACTTTTGTCTTAAAGCTCCGCGTCTACGTTCATAACGCGGACCACGAATCCCCATTAAATCTTCAATGTCACGAGTACTTAATTTTTCTTTTCTTTTTTTCTGGTTTTTCTTCTTTCCTTGCTTGGATTGCTTTTTCCATTCACGTAATTGATCTCTTAGTGCCTTCATTTCCCCATCTCCCTTTTCAAAATAAAAAGGACACCTATTCCTAAAACAGCCTTAATTGCCGCTTTAATGAATTGGTGTCCTCTAGTTTTCTAGCCGGACTATATTTATTTCGTCATACTTGTCTGCATGAAAAGGTTCCTCCATGCTTTATCTAATCTTTCTTTCTCATATTTTTGTATAGCCTTTGTACGACGAGAAATTGCTTTTTTCAATTTCTTCTTTTTTAAATTATTCAATCCTCTCACTCCTTCGTACGAAACAGTTTTACTGTCCATTTTTGGGTGTTTTCATTAATTTAATACCTTATTACATTCAAAAAATTGATTGAATATGCATTATGCCTATATAATTTCAAAAGGATTATTTTGTTAAAAACCCCGAAGATATTTTCTTGTCAGTAAACTTTTTCTGATAATTTCATTTGCTAGGAAAATAAGGATTATTAGTTTCATACGTCAAAATACTTATACATATTCATTACATACAAAATGTTAATTTTGTATGTTCCCTTATAAAATTAAACTTAAGAAAGGGTGATAATATAATGCTTAAGTTTTTTCTAACCTTAACTGCTAAAAACGATCAAACAATAACATGGAAGAAATACTATTATGAAATTGTTAAAGCTATGATCATTTATAAATGAATCGAATATATTTCCATGAGATTCAATCAAATTTTATTGAACAGATTTACAATCCTTACTGAATAAAACTCAATATTCCGTCAATACTATAGATGACATGGTAATCTTTCTCCATTACCTGAGCAGTTAGCTTTTGCTAGCTGCTCTTTATTTTTGAATACTAATCGTGATTTTGTACCATACTAACCATAAGCAGTTATCTTAGCAGTGATTTCTGCCCGGAATCTTTTGTCA